CTATGCAGCACTTTCTTCAACTGAAACGCTACTCACTCGGCTATGACCTTCTCTATTTAGCAAGGTCATAGGGAATGCTGCACTAGCAACGCCAATCATTAAATATTCTAAAAAAGTTAGTCGTGTCGCACCAAAATCACGCCAAATACCGAGGCTAGCATTGCTCCATGCCGAACACCAAAAAAACACCTCTTTTTTCAGTTTTGGTTCAACACTTGGGCATGAAACAAACAGAGATTCAGCCCAAGAAATATATTTATTACTGATCGCGGCATCACTATGACCCGGTAATACCACGGCACTCAAATCGCCAATGTGATATTGGTAGCCATCACCCCAACGCGCAAACTTTCCTTTGTCACCTCGAAGGCCTCGAATATTTGCTGAAACAGCATTTTTTCGACCGATTGATTCAGTTTTGCCTATATAAAGTGGCACTACTCTGCCCGCTTCCTTAAAGAACATCACATATATCAGTCCGTCATACATATATGTTCCCTGCTCCAAATCAGCAAGCAGAATATCGACTTGTTCAAGTACCATCGATTCCATTGCTTGGCTTCGAGCTAAGAGAGTTTTTACTTGAGTTTTGCCAACGATTTTTGTCTGCACTCGCAGATCGCAGTCTGTAGCGAAAAGTGGTACAGAACTCTCATATATTTTCTGTTCGTGACAGAAACCATCCCAGATTTGCCTATGTAGCATTTAGTTCTCTTTATTCTGCCTAACGCCCAATTCTGTCATACGGATTCAACTGCACCGCAGCATCAAGGTGATCCGGTGCAAAGTGCGCATACCGCATTGTCATCTGTATTGAGGTATGCCCCAGTATCTCTTTTAGCACCAAGATATTACCACCATTCATCATAAAATGACTCGCGAAGGTATGGCGTAATACGTGTGTTAATTGCCCTTCAGGTAGCTCGATATCTGCCTGCTTTAAAGCCCGACGAAATGCGTCATAGGATGAAGAAAACAGTGCCCCACGTTTCTTCGGTAGTCGGTTATAAAGCGACTCAGATATTGGAATTGTGCGGTTCCGTTTTCCCTTAGTATTGATATAGGTGATACGATGCGGAACAATCTGTGATTGTTTCAGCCCTTCGGCTTCACTCCAACGGGAACCGGTAGCCAAACAAATCCGAACCACATTGCCCAGGTCAGCATTCGCAGACTGATCGCAAATACCTAGCAGGTGCTCAATATCATCCTGGTAAAGAAAAGATAACTCGTTTTCACTCTCTTTAAACTGGCGAACGCCATCGAGCGGGTTATCCCCTTGCCATTCTCCTAGCCTCTTGAGCTCATTAAATACCGCATTGAGGTACGAATGCTCACGGTTAATCGTCGACTCTTTCACTGGCTTAGTAAATCGGCCAAATTTGCCGCTTAAGCGCTGTTTACGGTACTCGGCAAAATCAGACTTAGTAAACATACTAGCAATCGGGTCACCGAGGCTCTCACATAGCTGCTCCAACTTACGTAAGCGTGCCTCACCATCAGCTAAGGAACGGCCATGCATGTCGTACCATCGCTGAGCTAGCGTTGATAGGGTCTGTCCTCTGTTCTCTGCATCTGATGTATCAACGCTTATAGAATACAGCTTTAGCTGACGCTCATAGGAGAGCGCCTCACCTTTGGTAGCAAACTGCTTACGGATTCGTTTACCCTCTCGCCCTTGCGGGTAGGTCTCACAGATCCAGTTGCCGTTGGCCGACTTTCGTACAGTCATTCTTAGTCCTTGTTTATTTTCCCAAGGACGTTTTACTGTATGTAAACACAGTTATCAATGTTTGATTCCTATCTGTTCATACACTTTGGTCTTGTTACCTAGAACCCATCTAACAATTCACTGATCCCATTAGAACCATCAGCATTGATATCTCTCAATGCCTTAAGCGCATAATCAGGTTTGATAATAGGAATAGATAAGGCATGTCTGAATTGCAATAAAACATCAATGATAGATGGAACCATATGGATAGAGCCATCAACAACTCGCCCCTCTACGACTTTGATATTTTTATTTTCTGCAAAATTTAACTGTTCGCATTCTGGTCTGTCATAGATTTTTTTTTCATTATAAAAATACTCACTATGTTTCCACTTCAATATTTCGAATACTACATTCCTCAATGATTCTGGATATGTTAGATATGTGATATAATCCCGAAATCCAATAAAGGTATTCTCGAATGCAGGAAAATCTAAATCACCTGATTCTGTTTCCTCTCCAAACGCCTCTGTAAAATCAGATAAATTAGCATTCCCATACGGCGTTAATTTCAAAATCATATCTGTAAAAAAACTCACACTTGCCCATATTTCCTTATCAACGTCAGAGAGGGCATCATTATTACTTATAAAACCTAAGGAGTGTGTATATTCTTCTAAACAAGTTTTAACCACGCTTTTCCTAAATGTTGTATAATCTATATCTGCGCATAGCTCAAGAATGTTTTTATACTGCATAGGACTATTGCTGTTATATAGTTTCAGCAATACATCTCCTCTTTCTTCTTTAACCTCAATACATATAAACTCCGCTGAAAAATACTCCATCAAAGATTTATGAGACCAACGATAAAGAGCCCCTTCTCTTACAAACAAGGGAACAGATGTTACCAAGTCATGCATAAATGCTGATGGTTTAACGTGGATACCTTTTATTGTGGAGACAATATCAGAAATGCATGCTTCCAATTCTGCTCGTCTAAATTCAAGCCGGCCATTATTTTTTAAGCACCAAAATGCGAGCCGTCTTAGTATAAGGCTAAAATCAGTAATATCTAGATTTGATTGTTTTTTTCTAACATAGCCAGTTTCTTTGCTTAGATCATGAGTTTCAAATAATGCTTCATATACCTGGCTATAAAAAAGATCCTTTTTTCTAGGTATAACAGGTTTATACTTATAAGCACAGAATAATAAAGACACATATAGTGGCGTTGTAAGGAACTCAATAATACTTTCTTTATTCCTCATCGATTCAATTTCTGATATAAGCTTTTTAGATAAGAAAAATTGATTCCTAATAGCAAATGACGCAGCATCATATAGTTTCAATAGACTGTATGACTGTTTTATGTCCAGTGGTTTTATCTTATACCTAGAATATCCATGTAACTCTAAAAGAGAATTATCTGGCCTAGATGTTATAACGATTTTCGACGCACTAAAATCATCAGAAAAAGCTCTTATTCTCCTGATTATACTATTTTTCAGATCAAATGGTATTTCATCTATTCCGTCAAAAAAATAAACAAATGGAAACTTTTTAACTAAATCATTCGAATCTGTTGAATCCAGTCCCAGCAGGTGTTTTATCTGCTCAACAATAGGAGCATCTACAAGCGTTCTTAGTTCTACATAAACAGGAATCAAGTCAGTATACTTGATGGTGTCTACCACCATTTTTTTCATTAATGTTGACTTTCCCATTCCCGCATTATCAATAATTAAAACATGGGAATGCTCATTAACAAATAAGCTTCCATTTACTACTCGATAACACTTATCTTCTGCTGAGTCCATAGCAGATAGTATTAATGGTTCATAGATATCATCAATAGCTTTTAAAATATTAGGAAATGCCAACGAATTGATTACTGAACATTGAACATTAGTTCTTGTTAAATAATCAGTCATTGCTGACTTTAATTTATTTAACTTCTTTCCTTTTAAGTAGAACTCGTACCCTAATTTATGCACATAGGGTAAGAACTTTTCTTCTACTATTTTTTTTGCCCAAGGTCTAGTTGCCTCAAGTAACGTATCTAGAATCACCATATAGAACTCACTTATAAGTAATTTCCGCTAAAACTCGCCCTAAAAAATCCAGCTCATCTTCAGGCCACTGAATTTTATCAATAAGCCATGTATTCTTTGGAAGCTTAACTGTATTTGCGACTGTATGCTCGGAGCCCTTTTTCAAAAACCACATCCCTTCACTAGCCTGATGAATACTTAAATCTACAATCCAACGATTGGTATCACCTCTAATCAATAATGGCTTTTCTGGTGCCAACTGCAACGCTGACAAATTAGTTATCCATTCACCATCAGCCACTAACACCCCACCAACTAATCTCTGGCATGGGATTGTTATATTTCCCTCTTGTCCCTTCTTTTCTTTATTATTTTCGAACTCAGGCAAACCCTTTCCTGTCGCTAACCACTCAAGATCAGCACCAGTCTCCAGCGAACACCTCACGATAGCCTCCCCCGGAAAATAATCTCTCTTGACCCAAGTACTGATCGTACCTGTACCAGCACCCAGGTGATCACCTAACTGCTTCTTCATAGTAAAGCCATACGCCTGCATTAAGCGCTGCACTGCGCTTTCGCCGCCTTGAAATTTCATTTCACAAAAACCCTAATTATAAATTGACAATATGAAATGCAAAGATTAGCTTAAGTGGCAATTATGAAATCAGAAGCTATCTACAACATTAATTAACTAACAGAACAGAATGCCTTATGAAAATGCCACTTTCAATATCTCTTGCTACCCCTTTCGTCACAGTTGAGGAATTTTCTCGAATCAGTGGGTTACCGATCGGTACCTGCTACAGCTGGATTCACCTAGGTAAGCTGCCTATTCGTCCAAAAAACGGTAAAGCTGAACGAGTTTTAATCAATATGCTCGCTCTACTCAAAGAGGCGGAGTTAAGCACTCTAATTAGCCAGTGAATTCAAATTTGTGAATTAATTATCGGATAATGTGAACGCAATGGATATGTTTGAGACTCAGCCTGGCATACATAGACACTGGAACTCAGCTTGTGAACGATTCGCCAGCGCCCACAATCTCGTTAAGCTCGCTGCCGAGGTCGAGATATCTGCCCAAGTATTACGTAATAAGCTAAATCCTGAGCAGCCACACCGCCTGACAGTCAATGACTTATTACGCCTTACCGATTGCACTAAAGACTATAGCTTAGTCGATGGTGCGCTAGCGCAATTAGGTCGTTTGCCATGCGTTGCAGGTGATGAAATCACATCTGCCACTAATATTCCCGCTCAAGCGCTAAAAATCAGCGCCGCAGCCGGAGAGTTGGCCGGTGAATCAGTGCAATTGATGTCAGGCTCACGCCTAACAAAAACACGCAAAGACGCCATCGTAGCGCGAGCTAATACGGCAGTTCGCGATCTGATGCTGTTTGCTTATGCAGTTGAAGAGAAGTTCCACTCAATCCCAGTAATCAGCACTACGATAGACATTGCCCAAAGTGCTGGATTACCAGGATTGGCGTACTGAGATTAACGCGGAAGATCACCGGCAAACCAAGACATCACCTTTTCAAACATGGTGAGTTTAGTTTTATCAGGAAGGCCGGATGCGATAGCAGCACGTTTATAGGCGGGATTGAGCAAAGCTCCAAACGGAGTGGAATCGGCATGATGCAAGATTTTCAGTTTGTTCTGGATGTCTTCATTAGTCAGTTCACTTTCACAATAAAGCAAATCGGCATACTGCTTGCGCTGAACCGAGGCTCGCTCAGCAATGATTGCCGGCTGCCAGACTAATTGGACGGTAGCAACAATGACAACGGGTAATGCGAAAAGCCATTCGACTCCCGTACTAGCAAATACAGCAGTACCGCTAATTAGCTGGATAGCTGTCATTAATTTATCCGCACGGTTATGAAAAACCGTCGTCATTGTCTCTAGGTAGTAGCAATAGCGTAACTGAAAAAGAGCAGAGCTCTGTTCGCTCATATCGGTTCCTTATTTTTGGTCTTGGCTTGGCTCCGGTTGTGGTTTTGGAGCTGGACGATGTAACACGTGGAAGTCTTCACGATCTGCCATTGGAAATCCTCTTTAGGTGGTTGGTTGATAGTTAGCACTTCAAGTGTACCACCAAAGTCACGAGCCGAGCGTGAATAAAGATCTCGGCATCAATGAGTTAGGAGAGACAGTATGGAAAAGACAGTTTCAATTGCACCATTGCTATACCGTCATCAAGGCCGCCAAAGCAGCCCTGTTGAGATCCGTCACGGCAAAGGACGCCAAGGCATCATTATTCGCCCTGATGGCCGTCGCTGGACACCACCAAAAGGCGCTTTCACTCAGTTACTACGGAGGGCAACACGATGAACCCACGTTTGGCTTTCAGTTCTGAACACGTACACACCATACCGATCCGTCTGCGTTCGCTTATCGGCAAGCACTTTGCCGGCTCACGCTGGGAAGAAAGCTGCCAGTTTTATGATGCCATGCCAGAACGCTATCGTTCGACAGTTTGCTTTCATGCCGGTCTGAAAAAACACCATCCGCTATTGCGTTTGTCTGAACTGGATGACTCAGAGCGTGAGCGTGTGATTAATGCACTGGACGAACTGCGCAGCCATTTTGCCAAATACCGCAAACATGCCATCAGCAATGCCGCCTATGTTCAGCGCTTGCCGATTAGCGTGCGTAAAACGTTATTTCTTCATGCTGGATTAACGCAGGCCGAATTCAATCAACCAGTTTGGCGCATTGAGGACGAGACCTGCGTTTGGCGCGACAAAGTGCTTAAAGCGATCCGCGAATTGCTCAATATGTTCGCCGATGTACCTGACATTCTGACCTCGGTCAAACCTGAAACCTATTTCAACTAAATAACCCATTTTCAATTTATGGCGTGTTAACCCGCCGGGTTTCGTGCGCTCAAAATTTAAGGAATCATCATGGCTGACATCATCGATCGCGCCCAAGAATTGCAGCAGCACCAACTTGAAAGACAAATTGCTGCGGCGAGACAGTCTCATCATTCTGTTTCGGCTGATACTTGCGAAGACTGTGACGCCCCAATCCCTGAAGCGCGCCGCACGGCTATCGCCGGTGTGCAGTGTTGCATTCACTGCCAGCAGATCCGCGAACTCACACGCAAGCATTTTCGCGCATGAGTCAACCTCATCGGGGGCGCATCGCCCCCTCGCCGCCGCCACCGTTTACCGGAACCCAAGCCGACGCCTTCGTCGGCCTTTACCCATGGAACGCGCCTAAAAAAGCCATAGGCCGAGAAAGACAGCTTACCCTTGCCGAATACCAGCAAGGGCAAGCTGTTTTGCATCGTATCGATTCCCTACCGCGTTTTCTGAGCGCCATTCTACTAAACCGCCATGCGTGGCTACTGAAGAACAAAAGCCTGCACGCAGCGAATAAGTTTCTGGTGTTCACCGTTGAGCCGCGCATCTGGCCGCGTCTTGATATCGTTAACCGCAAGTTCGCCATGAACCTCAATGCCTCACAGCGCTTTATGTCAGAAGGCGACATTTATCGCCGTTTACCCGGCATGAACGATCGTGAGCTTGAACGCCTCGCTGGCCGTATCGCGGGACAACTCTTTTCAGCTTACGAAGAGCTTAGCGATGCGTTTTTACTGCACAGCCCCCAAGAAGAGCTTTTTACCGACGAAGCTCAGGCCGAGATTTACGGCCATGTTGCTGGCGCAGCTCGCGCTTTCAACATCACCCCGCTGAACTGGACGAAATATCGCAAAGGCACGCTGGATATCCGCTCAGCGTTCTCCAGCATTGCGCGTCTGATAAATGATGAATGGTGGATTAGCCAGCTCAAAGCACAGCGCACACAGTGGCGTGAGGCATTGCTGATTGCCGCTGGTGAAGTGCATTGCAATAAGTCCGGCTATGCCAGCAAACAGGCGATCCGCGATGTTCAGGCGCGCCGCTTGGCGAATATGGAATACCTGAAGTCCTGCGAGCTGGAGAACGTTGACACCGGTGAGCGTTTTTCCCTGATCGATAAGGTGATGGCCAGTATCTCGAATCCTGAAATCCGTCGTATGGAACTCATGAGCACCATCGCAGGGATCGAGAAATACGCGGCCAGCATGAAACACGTCGGCATGTTCCTGACTATCACCACGCCCTCGAAATACCACCCGATGCGTAAAACGGGTAAGAAAGACAACGTCCGCGTACAGCTCAATCACAAATGGGATGACGCCGCATTCTCGCCTAAAGACGGCCAGCGCTATTTGGTCAATATCTGGAGCAAAATGCGCACTGCGTTCAAAGACCAAAATCTAAAGGTCTACGGAATGCGCGTGGTCGAGCCACACCACGACGCCACGCCTCACTGGCACATGATGCTATTTTGCGAACCGAAGCACCGCCCTTCAATCATTGCCATTATGAAGCGCTACGCGCTGATGGAAGACGGTGACGAACGCGGCGCACAGGAAAACCGCTTCGAGTGCAAGCACCTCAACCGAGGCGGCGCGGCGGGCTATATCGCTAAGTACATCGCCAAAAATATCGACGGCTATGCCCTCGACGGCGAGATCGATAGCGAAACCGGTAAACCGTTGTCAGACACTGCTGCCGCGGTTACCGCGTGGGCATCTACGTGGCGCATCCCTCAGTTTAAAGCCATTGGGGTGCCGACCATGGGCGCATACCGTGAGTGCCGCAGTCAAAATCTGCGTTATATCAGTCTGGCCGAAAGCTTTGATGAACGTGTCGAAGCCGTGCGCGCAGCCGCATCAGACGGCGATTTTGCTGCCTATATCGCGGCACAAGGTGGTGCCAATGTGCCTCGCGACTTACAAACCGTGCGCGTGGCTCGCAAGGTTGCCGATGAACCTAACGAATACGACGAAGACGTTCAAAAAATCGTTGGCATCTTCGCCCCACATCTCGGTGAAAACCACATTCATAACACCCGCGACACCCAATGGCGCATCGTAGCTAAAGCCGTTGACCTTGAGCCTTTGACCTTAAAAAGCGCCTCTGGCGCGCCTCGGAGTCCTGTCAATAACTGTGGATCCGCTGGAAAAGCAGCCACTAAAGAAACCGCCGATAAGGCACCTAAACAGGACTCAAAACGCATCAGTCCCCACCTGTAGACGAAATCGCATGGGATGACATCGGTAACGTGGTGCTCATTAGAGAGCTACTGAAGGAACAAGCGCCAAAAGTGAACCACAGGCAGCGAAATTACGACCAGTTGCACCGGCCAGAACCTGCACCTTCGGCACGTTTGACTCAAGCCGAACGGCAACGCCTGCCACAAATTCACGCTGACCTCACGGCCAAAGGCATTCATCCGCAGCGTTGGGAGCTGGAAGTTCTCGCCCGTGGGGCAAAAGTGAGCTTTGGGGATCTGACATTCCAATATCAAAAAGACAATGATTGGGGGGGGTTCACGGACAATTAATCGACAAGAGCCTTATAAATCATGGAGTAAATCAAACATTGGTGCATTCCATACTTGACTATTTACTCATATAAACTCAACATAACTGTATAAATACACAGTATAACACTGGAGACATAATGGAACTCATCGATCGCGCACACCTGGCACTCTCGCGCGTACAATTCATCGCAGAAGTTTCCCTGGTCGCAGACCTTAGCGTCGAAGAACTACAAATGGCCTTATCAATGATTTCTGATTTAGCCGATCCATGCTTGCCAGGGAACGGTCATGAAGAGGTTTTTTATAAAGTTAAGGATTCATAATCGTGGTGCCGGTCAGCCAACAAATTTTGCTGGCCGGCAGTTTCTCCTAAAACTAGTATTTTGATTACAAATTGATACCATTCCCCCACCCAATAATAATTTTCATAAATACAATTATATGATTTCCCAATATGAATATGTCGCCAGACAGCTCGCAAGAACAAAAAACAAAAAACATGAGCAATATGTCGTTACTGGTATCGTGCATCGACTCGGCCGAGATGATGTAAAGTTCATTACGCAACAGTACGTAAAACGTGAATCAGGTCGAGCACTAACCGACCTCTATTTTCCAGCATTGAATTTGCATATTGAAGTTGACGAAAAATACCATGAAAAACAAGTATCTTGTGACCAGCTACGCGAAGCTGACATCGTTGATGCGACTGGACATGAGATACTAAGAATCCCGGTAACTGGAACGCTCAAAGAAATAAACACTAGGATTGATCAGTGCGTTTCAGAAATTCGCCAAAAAATCGATAAATTGGGTGACAGCTTCACACCATGGGATATGGAGCAAGAATTCAATATATTGCCGCACATTAAACGTGGATACATCGATTTAAAAGATAACGTAGCATTTAGGCGTATTACTGATGCATGTAATTGCTTCGGACATAACTACAAATTCTATCAAAGTGCCGGTGCACAGCACCCCCACAATAAAGATATCCTGCTTTGGTTTCCAAAACTCTTTGAAAATGACGCTTGGAAAAACCAGATTGATGAAAATGAAGAGACCATTTGGGAACTTAGTAAAGATATAGATAAAGTCGAGAATCACTTCAAGCGATGGATGGAGGTTGAAGAACGCGACAAGCGCCTCGTTTTTGCCAAAGCGAAAGATAACCTGGGAATAGTTCTCTATAGATTCAAAGGTCTTTTTCAACTAGACAAAAATAGCAGTAACCTAGAGAAAGGGCTTTGCTGGAAACGTATATCCACACGAGTTAAGACCTATCCTCAAAAAGATAAATCCTTGGAAATCTAGCATGCATGCATAGCGCGCATCATTTCGCATTGTGATCCGTTGTCCGTTTTGGCCTTGCAGCGCCAGTCCTGACGCGGATCACGATGGATCGCGCAACTGCATTAAAAACGACACATTAAGCGGGCAGGCGTGGCGGGGATAGCATTGCGCGCTGAGGGTGTTAATGCGGTTATCATTGATCGCCTGAGCGCGTCGTGGTGCTGTTTGATGTGTTTGTTTGAATATTGATGCGTCTTTCTCTGCCTCGCCGTACTGTGGCGCCTGTGGCTTCTGGTGATAGATACAAAAAGCCGCCCTGCGGCGGCTGTTGCGGTTGTCTGTAGTTATTTGTTTTTCGGTAGCTCGTAAGGCTTAAAGCGCACCACTTCTTGCCCCAGAAAGTCATTCACCTCTTTGATCCGCTCTTGCAATGGCGTGAGTTCGTTGCGAACGAATACCTGACTCGCCTTCACTACATCCCCAAAACCGCCGGTATTATTCGGTAGTACGCCCATCATCTGAGGCGGAACGCGGTGCGCACTGAGTAAATCATCGCGGGTCGCGTTCTTGATGTTAAAGAAATCGTCTTTGGTGGCCACTTCACTCAGTGGCACGATTTTGATGCCGTCGGGTTTGCCGTTCGGCGCGTAGAAGAACAGGTTTTTAAAGTTACCGAGCCCCTTCGAGCTACGCATCGCATCACGTAATGCTTCCACATCGGTGTTACTTTGCGCCGCGTCAGTTACGTACATGATATAGCCTGCGTGCGCACCGTTCTGGTAGTACTTCCGACGAAACAGCGTGGCGGATTCATTCAGCCATGCCGAGTTAAGCGAACTCATATACTCTGGCAGGCCGTACAGCTCCTGATTGATATCCGGCTCAATCAAGTGGAACACTGAACCAGATTCAAAACGATGCGGCTCTTTGAACGACTGCACGAACCAATACACATCATCTTCGACGCCTCGGCGGGTATATTTCGCCGGTGAGCACTCCAGTCGCATCACCTCCCCTAGACGGTTGTAACGCTTTTCTAAAAAGGCATTGCCAAACACTAAGAAATCAAGCACAAAGCGGCTGAACTCTTGCTGACTTAGCAATGGATGCGGGATAAAGGTACTGGCGAGAATGTTGCGCTTCACGTAAATCGGCGAGCTGTGGTGGACGGCGGCACGTAGACTCTTCGCCAGCCCCGCAAAGCTCACCGGCGGCTCGATCCATTTACCGTTACCAATACACTCGGCATAGTCGAGAATATCTCGGCGATCCAACACCGCCGACGGCTCGCCAAAGGTGAACGCCTGCATCGCTTGATCTGGTTTTTTTGCCATCGTCATGGCTTTGGCGCGCTGGCCTTTACGTTTGCTCATCAGTTGAAGTCCAAGATTGAAGGAATAACGTTGCCGTTACCGGCGGTGAGAGGTTCGTTAATCATGGCGTGCATCGCCGCCCACGCGATATCGGCGTGGCTCACCTCTTCGCTACGGCTGGCCTCATAGGTCGCACTGCGACCGCTGGCCGTCATGGTCTTGCGGATCGCCATAAAGGATTGGGTGATATCAGTATGACCGGCGTCATATTCGAGGCGACCACTGGTGATCAGGTCTTTGGCCTTCAGCACCATGCTGGTTTTTACTTCCGGGCTATAACGAATTTCTCTGGCCGCGGGGAAGAAGTTGCGCACCAGTTGGAACACGCCCTGCCCGATACCGGTCGCATCGATGCCGATATATTCCACGCTGTATTTATCGGTCAGTGATTTGATGGATTCAGCCTGTGTGGCGAAGTCCATGCCCTTCCACTGATGACGCTCCAGAATACGGAACTTACCGCCGGGAACTAACGGCGGCGCTAAAACGACACACCCCGCACTGTCGCCGGTGTGTGACGGGTCATAACCAATCCAGACCGCACGGTAGCCAAACGGACGATAGGCAAACTGATGAAAATCCTCCCACTCTTCCATGGTATCGACCATGCAGCCTTGCAGCTCCTCGAACGGGAACACTGACGCCTTATCATCGACAAACTCGCACAGGAACAAGTTGCGGAAATCTTCTTCGCTGTTTTCCTGCTTGAGCACATCCAGATTAAACAAGGTACAGCCACCGGCCTGCGCATCCTCGATGGTAACAATCTGCCGCCACTGACCATCACCGCATACCGCACCGCCTGCGAGTGCTCGGTGGCTCACGTCCAGCTCAATACACTCGCTTTTATCTTTGCGCCCCTTGTTGAACAGCTCACCCGACCAAAACGGATAAGCACTGTGAGCAAGGCTCGACGGGGTCGAGAAATAGGTGGTACGCAGATGCTCCTGCGACGCCATGCCCGAGGCCACTTTGCGCAGCTTTTGGAAATTGGGGATCCAGAAATATTCATCCACATACAGGTCGCCGTTATGGCTCTGCGCGGTGTTGGAGTTGGTACCGAGGAAAATCAGCTTCGCGCCGTTGTTACCTAACACTATCGGATCGCCAGTGAGCTCGACATCCACCTCTCGGGCGAACTGGATGATGTATTCACGAAACACGTAAGCCTGCGTTTTACTGGCCGAAAGAAAGATCTGATTGCAGCCACTGTCTAACGCCTTGAGCAGTGCCTCGCGGGAAAAGAAATAGGTCGCCCCAATCTGGCGCGATTTGAGAATGTCGCGAATACGGTGCTTTAGCCCCATCTCATACCAGTATTTTTGGTAGTTAAAGGACTGTTTAAAGAAAATGGTTTTGAGCTGGGCGATAGCCTCTTCACTGAAGAAATTCTTCTTCGGCTGTTTGCGCTCGCCTTTGTTACGGCTGCGAATATTTGGATTGAGATCGGCCTCATTACCGCCGTTCATGTAACGACTGACGCGTGCCAGTCGTTCAATTTGGCGACCGAGCAGGTCGATCTCTTTGTAGTCGCTCCCCTCCTTTTTGCTTTTCATCACCAGTTGAATCAACCGCGCCTCGATGCTGGTTTCCACGCGAGAAATCGGTGCGATGTCGTCCCATTTCTCACGTTGTTTCCAACTCTGCACGGTCGGGCGTTTTTGGCTCAGCATGTCCGCGATTTGGCGCACGGAGAACCCCTGCCAGTAAAGCAAAGCAGCCTGACGGCGTGGGTCACTGAGGATAGTGGTATCGAGTGTCATGTTCATGGTGCAAAGGCTACGCAAGCCGCTCAGCGCCTGCCTTATGTGCCTGTTGTCTCAGCGGTTATCAGACGCGCATCGATGGCGGCCAGCGCGTGGAGTCGGGAAACTAGCCCCGACCCCAATACCGACTCAGGACACCTGAACAATGGCTAAGAAAATTTCGAAATGGTTTCGCATCGGCGTCGAGGGTGACACCTGCGACGGGCGTGAAATCGACAGTAATGATATTCAGCAGATGGCCGACACCTTTGACCCGCGTGTCTATGGTTGCCGGATTAACTTAGAGCACATCAAAGGCACGTTGCCCGATAGCCCATTCCGTCGTTTCGGCGATGTGGTCGAGCTAAAAGCGGAACGCATTGAAGATGATTCAATTCTCAACGGCAAGCTGGCGCTATTCGCCAAAATGGCACCGCTGGCCGAGTTGGTCGCCATGGTGAAATCGGGTCAGAAGGTCTACACCTCGATGGAGATCCGCCAGAATTTCTCGAATACCGGCAAATCGTATCTGGTGGGGCTGGCCGTCACCGATGACCCTGCCAGCCTCGGCACGGAATACATGGAATTCTGCGCTCGAGCCAAAGCCAATCCACTTGCCAGCCGTAAAGGTCAGCCTGACGATCTATTCTCTGCCGCCATGCTGGCTGAGCTGGAATTCGAAGACGTCCCCGACACCTTACTCAATAACCTGACCGATAAGGTCAAAAGCATCTTTAGCCGCAAACAGGCCAACGATGATGCCCGCTTTAGCGACGTGCATGAAGCAGTCACCGCCGTTTCTGAACAGGTGCAAACCACCATCGAGAGCACTGAGCAACGCTTTGCCGTCCTTGAGCAAAACCTTCAGAGCCTATCTGAACAGGTGAGCTGCGAAAAACAGGCGCTGTCCACGCTCAAAGGTCAACTCGACACCACCGAGAACTTCAGCCAAACACGCCGCCCACTGGCGAACGGTGGCAACGGTGAAGAGATGCACCTGACCAACTGCTAAGCGCCGCGCTGGCGAATAACGTAAAAATTCATTGAAAGAGAGACACTATGCGCCCGAATACCCGCTTTAAATTTAACGCGTTCCTGACTCAGGTCGCCAAGCTCAACGGCATCGACGTGAACGATATTGCCAAGAAATTCACCGTCGAGCCGTCCGTAACCCAAACACTGATCACCACCGTGCAGGACACCTCCGACTTCCTCAAGCGCATCAACATGGTGCCGGTGGATGAGCAAGAAGGTGAAAAAATTGGCCTCGGTGTGACCGGCTCAATTGCCAGCACCACCGATACCGATAGCGGCGATGAACGCGAGACCGCCGATTTTGCCGCCCTCGAGGCGCGCCGGTATAAGTGCGAACAGGTCAACTTTGACTTTCATATCCGCTACAACACCCTTGACCTGTGGGCACGTTATCAGGACTTCCAGATCCGCCTACGTGATGCCATCACCAAGCGTCAGGCGCTCGATTACATCATGGCCGGTTTCAATGGAATCAAGCGCTCGGCAACCTCTGACCGCAGTAAAAACCCGATGCTGCAAGATGTGGCCGTCGGTTGGCTGCAAAAACTGCGTAACGAAGCACCGAAGCGCGTCATGGATAAAGTCACCGACGCCGAGGGCAACGTGGTCTCAACCACGATCCGTATCGGTAAGAACGGCGACTACGTCAATCTCGACGCCGCCGTGATGGATGCGACCAACAGCATGATTGAACCATGGCATCAGGAAGATCCTGACTTGGTGGTCATCTGCGGTCGCCAGTTGCTGGCCGACAAGTATTTCCCGCTGGTGAACCAAGAACAGCCCAACACCGAAGCCATGGCCGCCGACGTGATTGTCAGCCAAAAGCGCATCGGTAATTTACCGGCGGTACGCGTGCCGTACTTCCCCGCTGATGCCCTGATGATCACCCGTCTGGATAACCTGTCGATTTACATCATGGACAGTGCTCACCGCCGCCATATCGAAGAGAACGCCAAGCGCGATCGCGTCGAAAACTATGAGTCACTGAAGGTCGATTTCGTGGTCGAGGATTACGGCTGTGCCTGCCTGATTGAAAACATCAAGCTGGGCGTTTTCCCTGAGCCAGAAGCACCTACCGACACGCCGGAGGCCTAACCATGTCCAGCCCTGCACAGCGTCACATGATGCGCGTGTCAGCGGTGGAGGCGGCGCAGCGTGGCAATCACGCGCTGCGCCATGCCACTGGCTACGAGCAGATGTTAGTCAAACTGAGTAGCGACAAGCGCACCTTAAAAGGCGTGCGCTCGATTGAACGCAAAGCGGCGCGCAAACGTGAAATGTTGCCGCACTATGCCCCATGGGTAGCCGGTGTTTTGGCCGAAGGCCGAGGGGCTCAGGATGCGGTGTTGATGACCGTGATGGTGTGGAAGCTTGACGCCGGGGATATCGCCGGTGCGTTGGACATTGCGCGCTATGCCCTCGCCCATCAGTTGGTCATGCCCGATACCTACACCCGCCCAACGCCGTATTTACTGGCCGAGGATGTGGCTATCGCCGCCGATCGCCTGCGCGTTGCCGGTGAGCCGGTCGATGTGTCGCTCCTGCTCACTACGCTGGAGCTGACAGACGCCGAAGATATGCCCGACCAAGTGCGCGCCAAGCTGCACAAAATCACCGGTCTGGTGCTGCGCGATATCGGCAAAGACGTTCAGGCACTCACTCATTTACAGCGCGCCATGCAGCTCGACCGCCATGCCGGTGTGAAAAAAGACATCAGTACGTTGGAAGCCAAGATCCGCAAAGCCAACGGCTAACCGAACGCGCCCCGCGCTGGGCGGCACGTAGGCCGAAACAGGTTAACACCTCGTCTGACGCCTGCGTCCACCGCCCCCTATTTTGAGGTTGTAATGGATATCGTTATTGAGAACCACGACGCGTTGGTCATTCCTCCGTTGGAGGCAAGCGAACCGCCGCTCCGCAACACGTTTTTCTGGCCGGATATCGACCCGGTACGCATTCGTGAGTTGATGCGGCTGGAGTACACCGTCACCCCGCCCCGCCTGCGTGAAGCGATTTTAACCGGCATGTCTGAAACCAACGCCGAGCTGTATGACTACCGCGAGCGTCAAATGGCCGCCGGTTACAAAAACCTCAGCGACGTCCCTGCCGAACAGCTCGATGGCGAGAGCGAGAAATGTTTCCACTATCAGCGTGCAGTGTCCGCGTTCGCCAGTGCCAGCGTTTACGAACGCTATCGCGGCTATGACGCCAGCGCCAAAGGCAACAAAAAAGCCGAGGATATTGACGGCACTATCGACGAACTGTGGCGCGATGCACGCTGGGCGGTGAGTCGCTTAGAAGGTCGGCCTAAATCCATCATTGGACAAATCTAATGCGTGTGACCGCCTCACAGGGGGACACCCTCGACGCCCTGTGTTATCGCCATTACGGGCGCACCGAGGGCGTGGTCGAGGCGGTGCTCGCGGTCAATCCGGGGCTTGCCGTGCTGGGTGCGGTGTTACCGCATGGCACCGCGGTCGAGTTGCCGGTCGTTGAGTCCTCGACCGCGTCGGAGACTCTCAACCTATGGGATTAATTCATGAACGAAACCGATAAGAGCGTGGTGACGCTATTCCTCATCGGCATGTTGATTGTGGTCGGCAAAGTGCTCGCCGGTGGTGAGCCTATTACGCCTCGGCTGTTTATAGGCCGTATGTTACTTGGCGGCTTTGTCTCGATGGTGGCCGGTGTGGCGCTGGTGCAATTCCCTGATTTATCGGGCGCTGCAGTAAACGGCATCGGTGCCGCGTTAGGGATCGCCGGTTATCAGGTGGTGGAAATCTTTATCCAGCGCCGCCTGAACAAAGAAAACAAAACCGACAAAGGGGACAAATAATGGCCGTGATTAAAGTCCATCCAAACGTCGCCGCGTTTCTCGATATGCTGGCGTTTTCTGAGGGAACGGCAACCCATCCACTCACCCGTAATCAGGGGTATGACGTGGTGGTCACCGGTATCGATGGCAAGCCGGAGATTTTCACCGACTACAGCGATCATCCGTTTGCGCACGGTCGTCCCGCGAAAACCTTTAACCGGCGCGGGGTGCGCTCAACCGCCTCGGGGCGTTATCAGCAACTTTATCGCTACTGGCCGCACTATAAAACGTTGCTCTCACTGCCTGACTTTAGCCCGTCGTCACAAGACCGCCTCGCGGTGCAATTGCTGAGCGAGCAACGGAGCCTCAGCGATATCGAGCGCGGTGATATTGAGCATGCGATCGACAAGTGCCGCAATATCTGGGCGTCATTGCCGGGTGCCGGTTACGGCCAACGAGAGCACCGTCTCGACAAATTGGTCGAGGTCTATCGTGCGGCTGGGGGAACACTTACCCCATGAAAACGCTGATTATCTTGCTGATAGTGGCTGTGGTCGGCCTATGGTGGTTAACGCGTGAAAATCGTGAGCTGGGGCAAGCGCTCAGCGACGCCACGCAAACCATTACCACGCAAAAAAATAACCTTAGTACCTTAAGCAATCAGCTCAACGTGGTGCGCGATAACGCCAACCGCAGCGAACGAGCGCAGGTGGAACTGCGCCAGCAGCTTAGCCACGCGCAGCAGCTCGCCAACGGCAAAGACCAAAAAATAACGAGGTTACTCAATGAAAATAAAGCGCTGCGTGATTGGTATCAGTCTGCTTTGCCTGATGACATTGCAAGGCTGCACACCCGCCCCGCCTTTGACACCCCCGACGCTTATCTACGTTGGATGTCCGAAGGTGGCGAGTTGTCCGATACCGGGAAGTCTGCCGAAAACCAACGGCGATCTGAGTGAGGACAACCGCCAATTAGAGCGCGCACTGGTGAACTGTGCGCTACAGGTTGAAACCGTGAAGCAGTGCCAGGAGTCGCACGATGTTAAAGCCTAAAAGCCTACGCGAAGCGCTTGAGAAAGCCGCGCCGGTGCTGCGTAAAAATCCCGATATGCTGCGCCTGTTTGTGGATAACGGGACGATTGCGACCACGCTGGCCGCGTCGTTGTCGCACGAAAATCTATACACGCTCAATGTGATTGTGACCGATTATTCTGGCGATCTGGATTTGCTCATTGTGCCGATTAACGCATGGTTACGCGAAAACCAGCCTGATATCATGACCACCGACGAGGGCAAGCGGAACGGCTTCACCTACTTTGCTGACCTGAATAATCACGACAGTATCGATGTCAGTTTTAGTCTGCGGCTTTCTGAGCGCGTTATCGTCAAACAGGTGGATAAGGCGCTGCATGTGAAGCACCTTAACGAGCCCCCAATCCCGCAGCCGGTTGAGCGCCCCATGGAGCTCTATATCAATGGCGTGCTAGTGAGTGCTTGGGATGAGTGAGCTCAAACAGTTTGAGGAACGGCTCGCGGGGCTGATTGGCAACCTGACGCCGGTACAGCGCCGCAAAATTGCGGTCGAGGTGGCGAAGCGCTTGCGCAGCAGTCAACAGCAGCGCATTAAGCAACAAAAAGCGCCCGACGGCACCCCCTACGCCAGCCGAAAACCGCAACCAGCCAGTGGCAAACGAGGCCGCGTAAAGCGCCAGATGTTCGCCAAGCTGCGCACCAATCGCTTTATGAAAGCGCAAGGCTCAAGCGATGCCGCCGTGGTGGAGTTTGTCGGACGCGTTCAACGCATGGCGCGGATCCACCAAGAGGGCTTAAGCGATAAGCCGAGCCGGTTTAGCCGTGAAGTGAAATACGATGCACGCCCGTTGTTGGGGTTTAGTGCATCGGATAGACACATCGTTGAGGGAGTTGTGATTACTTTTTTCAGTGAATGACTGAGGTTATAAGCAAGCACTAGGAAAACACTTTATTAGAGAAACAAGATTAAACGAATTCTAAGGGAAAGCAGTTTACTGGTTTCATTTATGTTTTTCATCATATAGCAAGAATGTAGATACAAAATTCTTGACACATAATGATTCTCTTCCTGTAAGTTGCTTCCAATGATGTTAGATTGTCTAGGCTTGGATTCTATTTACCATTAAAATTATTAGCATCAAAATAATATTAATTTGTTATTAATTGACAGATGGTGCTCATAAAGGGAGTAAATAGAAGGTGAAAAAATTTTTTTGATATGGGACACTTCAATTATCTGAATAGATGATTCTGATTTAATCAAATTAATAAATTATTGGGTTAACTTGATGAATACTTATATTTTTAGAAATAATGATGAGATTGGTAAGCTAGAAGCTGAATCTGATTCATATTTGGACTCGTGCTTTTATGAAACTAATATTTTCAAAGGAATAATGAATTTCGATTCATCAGAAAAGAACCCTGACTTTACTAGAAGAATTATAGTTGGGAGAACCGGTAGCGGTAAATCAGCTCTTCTTAGAAAAATTATCGATGAAGGTAGTATAAAGGTTTATGATAAAATAGAAGCAGAAAATACAATATTCGAGCATGTTAAAAACAATATATTTATTTCTTCCCTTAGCGAAAAAGGCATTGACTTGAGGGTTTTTTACAAATCTCTTTGGCTACATGCATTACTAATAAAAGTTATTCCCGCATTGCATAGGTCTAGTTATCAGAGTTTTTTTAATAAAATCCAAGAGCTCATTGGAGGCAAGAAGAAGCCTTATAATCCTGAGTTAGCTAATGAATACATAGAACAGTTCAAAGATGTTTTTTTTAACGATAAAGCTTTAGTTGAAATTAGCAACAAAATGCAACATGAGCTTTCAGCAAAAATCGGAATGAATGGATTAGGTGCTGGGGGAAAACTAGGAGGCGAAGAAACTCAAAAAATACAGTCAGAAACATCAAGCTACGTAAGTAGAGAATTAATTAGAAAGCAAAAGGAACTAATAAAAATATTAAATGAAGAGTTTTCAGAGGCAGGACAATTCCGTATAATAATTAGCATTGATGACCTTGACCGTTCTTGGTTGAGTTCCAGTGATATAAGATATGATTTCATAAATGCGTTATTGGAAGCATTTAGAGAGTTACTAAGTATAAAGTCCGTGAAAATATTAATCTCCATAAGAACAGATATTCTTATGGGAATCTACAATAAAACCTTAAGACAAGATGAAAAAGACCAGTCATTAATATATGCTATTTCATGGAATAAAACCGAAATAAGGCAAATAATAGACAGTCGAATTAATCACTTAGTCAAGAATAAATACCAGGGTTCTCGAAATATCTCCATGAAAGATATTTTTGATTTTAATATAGATGGCATTCCATCTGATGATTACATCTTAGATAGAACCATGTTAAGGCCAAGAGATGCTATTAGCTTTGTCAATTACTGCCTTAGTGAGTGCGATGGTAAAGTGACGATTAACAAAGACATTGTGTTAATGGCTGAAGAGAAATATTTTTCGTCAAGAAAAAGAGCTCTTGTTACCGAGTGGGTAAGTATATATAAAAACATATCAGATTATCTTGACTCCCTATCCTTGTTACAGACAGGGGAATTTTCAATCTCATCAATTAGCGAAGCTAAGAAAAATGAAATTCTAACATACTTACTAGATAGAGTTACATTTACTGATGATCCCATGCATTCTAAGATAGTCATGAACTTTGATGAATTAATAAAAGTTTGGTTTACCGTCGGAGTTATTGGAATAAAAAGAACCGCATCATTGATCATATATTCATCCTACGACAAGCCAGACCTTGACATTACAGACATGAAGCGTGAATTCATTGTTCACCCATTATTTAATAGATAATCAATCTATCATAGAGGCTACATTGAGTTCATATTTTGTAGCCTCAACCTTACATTTATCATATTGGTCAATTTTTTTACATTTTTCTTTTGGTGCACCCAGTTGCATCTTTTTTAATTGTTTATACTTCGACGTTGTAATATCCGACTCTGCTATTAAAAATCCATTCTATTAGATCAAAGCCTCACTATCAGACTGTTAGTTAAAATCATAAATCAATATTCCATACCTGTTGTCTGGCATCCCACCCTACGCCCTCACATTGCCGCCGAATCCCCTCGGCGGCATCCTTTCCCCATGAGCACACAATCCCAACTATCCGAAATCTCGCGCCTACTGCGCAACCTTATCCGCACCGGTGTCGTGTCCGAAGTCGATACCGATGGAGCCCTGTGTCGCGTCCAAACCGGCGAATTGCAGACCGGTTGGATTAACTGGCTGGCGCGCCGCGCTGGCCGTTCGCGTGACTGGTGGGCTCCGTCGGTGGGGGAGCAGGTGTTATTGCTGGCCGTTGGCGGCGAGCTCGATACCGCCTTTGTCCTGACCGGCATTTACTGCGATGACTTCCCCGCCCCGTCGGCATCTGCCGATGGTTTGCGCGTTGAGTTTCCTGACGGCGCGGTCATTGAGTACGAGCCTGATACCGGCAAACTCACCGTGAGCGGCATTAAAAGCGCTGATGTGACCGCCTCGGCGTCGGTGGTGGTGACTTGCCCGTCCGTCACCGTGACCGCCAGTCAAAACATCACCCTCGATACCCCCGAAGTGATTTGCACCAACAAGCTGACCACCGGCTCTATCGAGGTGCAAAAAGGTGGCACGATGAGCGGCACCATCGAACACACCGGCAAATTCACCTCGAACGGCGTGCAGATTGACGATCATGACCACGGCGGCGTAGAGCATGGTAACTCTCGGACGGAGGGAACACGATGACGGCGCGCTATTCCGGCATGAGCCGAGAGGACGGTCAGCAGCTCGATGACCTCGCGCATATTCGCCAAAGCGTGCGCGATATTCTTATCACACCGATCGGCACGCGGGTGATGCGCCGTGAGTATGGTTCGCTGTTGTCTGCGCTGATTGACCAGCCGCAGAACGCCGCGCTCAACCTGCAAATTATGGCCGCCTGTTACATGGCGATTTTGAAATGGGAGCCCCGCGTCAGGCTCACGGCCATTACGTTCGATAACCGGTTTAACGGTGAAATGTTTGTCGATATCACCGGCCAACTGACCGACACCGGCGGCACCTTCTCTCTTAACGTACCTGTGAGTTAATCCATGGCAACCATTGACCTGAGTCAGCTCCCCGCGCCCGATATGGTCGAGGTGCTGGACTACGAAAGCATTTTAGCCGAGCGCAAGGCGACGCTGTTGTCGCTGTGTGACGAGAGCCAGCGCGAAGCGGTGGCGCGTACCTTACAGCTCGAATCGGAGCCGCTGACCAAGTTGCTCGAAGAAAGCGCCTACCGCGAGGTGATGTGGCGCCAACGCGTCAATGAAGCCGCTCGGGCGAACATGCTGGCCTATGCCACCGGCGGCGATCTGGATAACCTCGGCGCGAACTATAACGTTGAGCGTCTGGTGATTACGCCTGCCGACACCACCGTCATTCCCCCTCTGGCCGCCGTACTGGAGTCCGACAACGATTTTCGGGTACGTATTCAGCAAGCCTTTGAAGGGTTAAGCGTGGCCGGTTCAGTGGGTGCGTATCAATTCCATGGCCGCAGTGCCGACGGTCGAGTCGCCGATGTATCGGTCATTAGTCCCACACCTGCGTGCGTCACCGTCTCGGTGCTTTCGCGTGAGGGGAACGGCGCGGCCAGCGATGAGTTGATCCAGATAGTGAACCTTGCACTCAACGCCGAGGACGTGCGCCCCGTTGCCGACCGTGTCACGGTGCAAAGTGCCGAGATTGTGCCGTACCAGATTGAGGCCGAGCTTTACCTCTATCCGGGTCCCGAAGTCGAGCCGGTGCGACAAGCCGCTGAGTCCAAGCTGAAAGCCTACATCACCGCTCAGCACCGCCTCGGGCGCGACATTCGTAAATCGGCCATCTATGCCGCGCTGCATGTGGAAGGTGTGCAGCGCGTTGAGCTCGCGCAGCCGGTCGCCGATATCGTGCTCGATGAGACTCAGGCGTCCTATTGCTCTGATTATGCGATCACCATTGGGGGCGCGGATGAGTGATAACCGCCTGTTACCGGTTGGCTCCTCGCCGCTGGAGGTGGCCGCCGCAATTGCCTGCGCTGAAATAGAGCGAACCCCGATACCGTTGCGCCAGCTCTGGAACCCGAAAACCTGCCCGGTAAATCTGTTGCCCTATCTGGCGTGGGCGTTCTCAGTTGACCGGTGGGATGCGACGTGGCCGGAGGAAACCAAGCGCGAGGTGATTGCGTCGGCGTATTACATCCACAGCCGCAAAGGCACCATTAGCGCGGTGCGCCGCGTGGTTGAGCCGCTGGGCTATGTGATTAACGTCAATGAATGGTGGGAGACCAATGACCCGCCCGGCACCTTTCGGCTTGATATTGGCGTACTGGAAAGCGGTATCACCGAGGAAATGTATCACGAGATGGAGCGGCTTATTGCGGACGCTAAACCCGCTAGCCGCCACCTCATCGGACTCAATATTATTCAAGATATCGCCGGTTATGCCTACACCGGCGTCGCCCTGTACGACGGCGACATTATTACCGTTTACCCTGACCAAGAGAGCTAACCCGATGGCACAAAAATATAAGGCGGTACTGACCAAAATCGGCGCGGCCAAGATTGCCGCTGCGACTGCGGGCGGCACCAAAATTAATCTGACCCACATGGCCGTCGGTGACGGCGGCGGCACCTTGCCCACGCCTGACCCGGCACAAACCGAGCTGATTGCCGAAAAGCACCGCGCCGCGCTCAATAAAGTGATCGTCGACCCGAAGCATAAAAACTATCTGGTGGCCGAGCTGGTTATCCCGCCTGAGATTGGTGGCTTTTGGATGCGTGAGCTCGGTCTCTATGATGAGGTCGGCGCGCTGATTGCGGTCAGTAATATGGCCGAGAGTTACAAGCCGCTGTTATCCGAGGGCTCAGGCCGTGCGCAGACCCTGCGCATGGTGGTGATTGTCAGCGATATGGATACGGTGAATTTGCTGATTGATAGCTCGACCGTGCTCGCTACACAGGAATACGTTGACGATAAATTGCTGGAGCATGAGCAATCGCGCCGCCATCCTGACGCCACGCTCAAGGAGAAAGGTTTTACCCAACTGAGCAGCGCGACCAACAGCACCAGTGAGGCGTTAGCCGCTACGCCGAAAGCCGTTAAAGAGGCTTATGACTTGGCAAACGGGAAATACACCGCACAGGATGCAACCACTACCCAAAAGGGGATTGTCCAACTCAATAGCGCCACCAATAGCACCAGTGAGACATTAGCCGCCACGCCGAAAGCGGTTAAAGCCGCTTATGACAAAGCGCTCGAGGCTGACAAAAAAGCCCAAACCGCCGACGACAATGCGGGCAAGGCCAACGACAACGCCAATACGCGTTTAGAGAAAGATAAAAATCTGTCTGACCTAAAAGATAAGCCGCTGGCACGTAAGAATTTAGAACTCGGCACCGCTGCCACCTCCAACGTTCAAAAATCTATTACGGATAATACCCCTAATGCATTAATGATAAATGGCGCATGGGGGTTGGGGGCGAGCGGTGTGGGTATGGTGGATAGCGATATTTTATCGCCAACCAGTATTGGCAATGCCTTTTTTAACCAAGGTGGCGGCGTTGCAAATAGTCATTTTGGCGGTTATGGCACAGGCATTCACTTATCGTATGGTTCAAGCGGTGATAACAAACAGAGATTAACTGCCAACCTCTTTGTTGATTCTGCAGGAAACCTATCCGTTGAATGGCTCGCGGTGAACAAAAGCGATGGCGCGATTGTCGTTAAGCATATTCAAAAACTTTATGGACCATTAAACAAACCGTCAGCAAGTGACGTCGGCGCTATTCCCTTCTTTGGGCAAATTCGCGCAGGGACAAATCTCAATACGCTGACGACCTGTGGCGTTTGGTTTAATCCCGCAAATGCGAATGCCACGTTAGCATTAAATTATCCCAGCACTCAGGCTGGCTCATTGCAGGTTTTGCAAGACGCAGGAACGACGCAAATTTATACAGAATATGCCAGTGGGCGACAGTTCCGGCGTGGGCTGTATTCAGGAACATGGAGCCCTTGGCGTGTCGTCTATGATTCTGGCAATAAGCCATCATCAGATGATGTCGGTGCGATCTCTCGGGATAGCTGTCATGTTGCTGGGTTCGTCAATGGAAACAAAGATGCGCCCTATATGCGGCACACAGCCTCAAACGCTGTTGTTCCGCTAATGACCTCTGGCATTGCTTATTCGAAATTTGTTCAAGGTGTTCAGCTTGGTGCTGAAACACGAATGCACAGTAATTATTTCTCTTCTGAAGGTGTTGCCCGCGTCGCAAAAGTTCCTGCAGGTTGCACAATGACGTCAGTTGGAGACGCAAACGCCTCTGGGAACCCGTATTTAAACGATATTGATTTTGTGGGCTACAAACCTATTCAGCGCAATATTAACGGCGCATGGGTGACCATTTCAGGGTAAATGATGATGCAAAATATTAAAAATTTTCGCAAAGTTGAGCCGACCGTCGAGCAGATGATGCGCTATGCAAGCCAAGATAATGGCGAGCTCTTATTTCTCAGCTCTCAAGACGGCCACGACTGGTACGAGTGCCAATCCTTATTTGCTGATGACACCATTAAAATTATGTACGACGCACAAGGAATTATTCGTTCAATGGTCGCTGAACCCGTCCCACAGCGGGGCAATGTGCTTCCGGTTTCGATGTTCTGGCCGGTGGATTGTAGTGTCGCCGAAGTGAGTGCCATTCCCGATGGCTGTGATATCTCAGGTGCGTGGCGCTATACCGACGCGGGGGAGATTATTCGCCATCATGATTTTGATTTGAAGCTGGCGGAGAAAGCGCTATTAAGCCGCCAAAATCAGGCCGATAACGTCATCTCTCCGCTGGAGCGTGCCGTAAAATACGGCATGGCGACAGATGAGGAGAAAACAACATTAGAAGCATGGGAGCGCTATAGCGTTTTGCTAAGCCGCGTAGATATCTCATCGGCTCCCGAGATTGTTTGGCCGCCCCTCCCAGCCTGATTACCCCCGATTATCTCGCCCTCTTTTGAGGGCTTTTTTTTGCCTGTTGTTTCACCGCCGCCACAAGCCCTATTTCTAGTGAGTTCATCGTCTAAACAACACAATAGCCTTGCTACTTTCTAACGGAGTCAAACACGATGCCCGATTTTAAACATGGCGTGCAGGTGCTCGAAATTAACGAAGGCACCCGCGTCATTTCCACCGTTTCGACCGCCATTATTGGCATGGTCTGCACCGCACCGGATGCCGATGAAAAGATGTTCCCGCTCAACGTGCCGGTGCTCATTACCGACGTGCTCGCCGCTGCCGGTAAAGCCGGAACTAAAGGCACCTTATCCTCGGCACTGGCGGCCATCGGCGACCAGTGTAAACCCGTCACCGTCGTGGTGCGTGTGGCCGAGGGCGAAGGTGAAGACGACGAAGCGATCCAAGCGGCCAGCATTTCCAACATCATCGGCGGCGCGGATGAGAATGGTCAGTACACCGGCTTAAAAGCGCTACTCACCGCGAAAGCCGTCACCGGCGTCAAACCGCGCATTTTAGGCGTGCCGGGTCTCGATACTAAAGAGGTCGCCGTCGCGCTGGCGTCAATCTGTCAGCAGTTGCGCGCCTTTGGCTATATCAGCGCGTGGGGCTGTAAAACCCTGTCGGATGCGATTAAGTACCGCGACAACTTTAGCCAGCGTGAGCTGATGCTGATTTGGCCGGACTTCTTAGCATGGGACACCACCGCCAACGCCAGTACCACCGCATGGGCGACCGCACGCGCATTAGGATTGCGCGCCAAGATTGACCAAGAGACCGGATGGCATAAAACCCTGTCTAACGTGGGCGTGAACGGCGTCACCGGGATCAGTTCCTCGGTATTTTGGGATTTACAGGCACCGGGAACCGATGCCGACTTACTCAACGAGGCCGGTGTTACTACGCTGGTGCGCTCGGATGGTTTTCGCTTTTGGGGCAACCGCTGTTGTTCTGACGACCCGCTGTTTATGTTCGAGAACTACACCCGCACCGCGCAGGTATTGGCCGACACCATGGCCGAAGCGCATCAATGGGCGGTAGATAAACCGATGACCGCCACGCTTATCCGCGACATTGTCGAAGGGATTAAGGCCAAGTTCCGCGAGCTGAAAACCGGCGGATATATCATCGATGCGGATTGCTGGTATGACGAGAGCGCCAACGATAAAGAGAGCCTGAAAGCCGGAAAACTCTACATCGATTACGACTACACGCCGGTGCCACCGCTGGAGAATCTCACCTTACGCCAACGCATCACCGATAAATATCTGGTGAGCTTGGGCTCAACGGCTAACAGCTAAGGAACTCAACCGATGGGAATGCCTCGTAAGCTGAAATATCTCAACCTGTTTAACGACGGCTTGAGCTACATGGGCGTCGTCAGCTCGGTGACGCTGCCTAAACTGACCCGCAAGCTGGAGAACTATCGCGGTGGCGGTATGAACGGCTCGGCGGCGATTGATTTGGGGCTCGACGACGATGCGCTGGCCGTGGAATGGACAATCGGCGGTTTCCCCGATGATGACCTCTGGAGTCAATACGCCGTGCCCGGTGCCTCGGATATTCCGCTGCGTTTCGCGGGCTCTTTCCAGCGTGACGACACCGGCGAGATTAGCGGTGTGGAAATCGTGCTGCGTGGCCGCCACAAAGAAATCGACGGCGGCGATAACAAGCAAGGTGAAAACACCGAGACCAAAATCTCGACCCAATGCACCTACTACAAACTGATGGTCGACGGCAAAGAGCTCATCGAGATTGACGTCGTCAACATGATTGAGAAGGTCAACGGCGTCGACCGCTTAGCACAGCACCGCAAAAATCTCGGTCTGTAATGTTATGGCCGGTCAGGAGCAACACTGGCCGGTTAATCCCCATTTTTAAAGAGAAATATCATGGCTAAAGATAAAAACACGACTGAACTCGTCGCCCCTGAAAATGACAATCTGGTGACGCTGGAGAATCCGATTCAACGCGGCAATCTGCTTATCGAGCAAGTGACCGTCACCAAACCTAACGCGGGAACTCTGCGCGGCGTAAGTCTGGCAGCGGTGGCAAACTCCGACGTTGACGCGATCATTAAGGTACTGCCGCGCATGACCTACCCGCCGTTGCTGGAAAGTGACATCGTGAAAATGGAATTGCCTGACATGGTCACGCTGGCCAGCAAGGTGATTGGTTTTTTGTCGCCGAGTTCGGTTCGCTAGATTTTCCCGCCGATTTATCGGTCGATGACCTGATGGCGGATATCGCGGTGATATTTCACTGGCCGCCCTCAGAGCTTAACCCCATGAGCCTGACCGAGCTCGCCCTCTGGCGCACCAAAGCGCTACAACGAAGCGCTACACCAAACGGACGTACTGATGAGCAATAACCTTAAATTGCAGGTGCTTCTTAACGCCGTTGACCGAGCCAGCCGTCCGTTTAAAGCGATCCAGACAGAGAGCAAATCTCTGTCTGGGAGTATTCGCGACACGCAGAAAACCCTCAAAGAACTGAACGCCCAAGCCGGACGCGTTGAAGGTTTTCGCAAAACGAGCGGCCAGCTCGCCGTCACCGGCCAAGCGTTAAAGAAAGCCAAGCAAGAAGCCGCCGAGCTGGCTATCCAGTTCAAAGCCACCGAAAAGCCGACGCGCGCGCAAGCGCAAGTTATGGAGTCGGCCAAACGCGCCGCCGCTGAGCTCCAGCTCAAATATAACGGTCTGCGCCAATCCGTGCAGCGTCAGCGCCTCGAACTACGGCAAGCGGGTATCAATACGCGCACGTTATCCAGCGATGAGCGCCGCCTGAAAGGCTCACTGAGTGAAACCACCGCCCAGCTCAATCGCCAACGTGATGCACTGGCGAAAGTCAGCCGACAACAGGCCAAGCTTAACGCGGTGAAAAAACGCTATGAGTCCGGCAAACAATTGGCGGGTAATTTGGCCGGTGCCGGTGCCGCCGGTGTGGGTATGGCAACCACCGGTATCGTGGCCGGTGTTGCTGCGCTCAAACCGGGCTATGAATTTGCACAGAAAAACTCAGAGTTACAGGCCGTGCTCGGTCTGGATAAGTCCAGCGCCGATATGCTGGCGTTACGCGGTCAGGCGCGCCAGCTCGGTGACACCACCGCCGCCTCAGCCGATGACGCTGCCGCCGCACAAATCATCATCGCCAAATCGGGTGCGGATAAAGACGGCATTCTCGCCGCCACGCCCACCACGCTGAATATGTCACTGTCTAACCGTCGTAGCATGGAGGAGAACGCCACGCTGTTGATGGGGGTCAAATCGGCATTTGGGCTGGCTAACGATAAGGTGGCGCACATCGGGGATGTTATCTCGGCCACCATGAACAAAAGCGCCGCCAACTTTGACGGACTGAGCGACACCCTCACCTACGCCGCGCCGGTGGCAAAAAACGCCGGTATCAGCGTCGAGGAAACGGCCGCCATGGCGGGTGCGCTGGCTGACGCCAAAATCACCGGCTCGATGGCGGGGACAGGAAGCCGTGCGGTCATCACCCGATTACAAGCCCCCACCGGCAAAGCCTACGAGGCGATTAACGAGCTCGGCGTCAAAACCGCCGACCGTAAAGGCAACATGCGCCCGCTGTTCTCCATCCTAAAAGAGATGCAGAAAAGCTTTGATAAAAATAACCTCGGCACCTCACAGCGCGCCGAGTATATGAAAACCATTTTCGGCGAAGAAGCCAGCTCGTCGGCTGCGGTACTGATGACCGCAGCCGCCTCGGGCAAGCTCGATAACCTCACCAAAATGCTGAAAGACTCGGACGGCAAAACCGAGGAACTGGTCAAGGTGATGCAGGACAACCTCGGCGGGGATTTTAAAGAATTCCAGTCGGCCTATGAGGCCGTGGGGATCGACCTGTTTGACCAGCAAGAGAGCGCACTACGCCAGCTCACCCAAACCGCCACGAAATACGTGCTTAAGCTCGACCAGTGGATACAGAAAAATAAGGGTCTGTCCCAAACCCTCCTCAAAATCGTGGGCGGTGGCGTAGCCATCATCGGGATGCTTGGCGCGATAGGTCTGGTGGCGTGGCCGGTGGTCATGGGGATTAATGCCATTATTGCCGGAGCTAGTCTGCTCGGCACCGTCTTTGCCGCCGTCGGTAGCGGTATTTTAACGGTACTCGGGGCGCTGACATGGCCGCTGGTTGGTATTGCGGCGGTTATCGTCGCCGGTGCCATTATGATCCGGAAATTTTGGGAGCCTATCAGCGCAATTTTTAGCGGCGTGGTTGAAGGGCTAAAGGCCGCGTTTGCGCCGGTGTCTGAGATGTTTGCGCCGTTAATGCCGGTGTTTGATCTGTTGGGGCAAAAACTCCAAGCCTTATGGAAATGGTTTGGCGATTTGATTGCGCCGGTGAAGTCGACGAAAGAAAGTCTCGATAGCTGCAAAAATGCCGGTGTGGAATTTGGTCAGGCATTGGCTAGCGTGCTGACGGCACCGCTCAGGCTATTTAACGCGATAGGCAGCAAGGTCGACTGGTTGTTAGAAAAAATGGGCTTAATGAAAAAAGAGTCTGCCGATATTGATGCCACGGCTAACAAGGTTAATCAGTACGCCACCGGCGCGAACGGTCGAGGCTATTCGCCCTCGGGCGGGATACTCACCGGCGGCTATGCCCCTGTGAAAGCGGGCGGCGCAAGCTATACCGACCAAAGTCAAAACGCCTACCAGCTCGATATCCATATTCCTCCTGGTCAAAACCGTGAGGATGCCAAAAACATGATCCGCGAGGTGCTGGAAGAGAAAGAACGCCAACGCCGCGCCGCAGCTCGTTCGCGCATGAACACCGATTAAGGAGCTTTTACTATGATGTTAACGCTCGGGCTGTTTGTTTTTCAGCTCCAGACATTGCCCTACCAATCGTTACAACAAAGCCTCGATTATCGCTGGCCGTCAAACAGCCGCGTAGGCCAACGCCCCACCTACCAGTTTTTAGGCGCTGGCGAGGATAAGGTCACATTGTCGGGTGTGCTACTGCCGGAAATCACCGGCGGCGCGTTATCTCTGCTTACGCTCAAAACCATGGCCGAGCAGGGTAAAGCGTGGCCGCTGATTGGCGGTGATGGTGCCATCTACGGCATGTACGTTGTCGCCAGTATGACGCAGACACAGAGCGTCTTTTTTGCCGATGGCAGTGCTCGGCGCATTGAATTTAGCATGACCCTGACCCGCGTCGATGAGTCACTCAGTGCCATGTTTGGCGACCTGCAACAACAGGCCAGCGACATGACAAATCAGGCGGGAGCACTGGCGCAGAAAGCACAGGATATGGCCGGAGGGTTATTCTCATGATAACCGCGATGCCTATCGCCGCCGGTGCCGATATGACGCCCGCGTTTATGCTGACCCTCGGCGGGGATGATATTACCGACAACCTTAGCCACCGCCTGTTGTCACTGACGATGACCGATAATCGCGGTTTTGAGGCTGACCAGCTTGATATCGAGCTCGATGACGGTGACGGTCAGCTCGCCATGCCCGCTCGCGGCGCAGTGCTGTCGTTGTTTCTCGGCTGGAAAGGGTCGGCACTGATTGGAAAGGGTCAGTTTACCGTTGATGAAATCGAGCATCGAGGCGCGCCGGACACGCTGACTATCCGCGCCCGTAGTGCCGATTTTCGCGGCTCGCTCAACTCCCGCCGAGAAGTGTCATACCACGACACCACCCTCGGCGCGGTCGTTAAACAAATTGCCGAGCGCAACCAGCTCGACGCGGTGCTGGCGAAAGGCTTTGCCGAGATTGCGATCCCACACATCGACCAATCTCAGGAGAGCGATATTAAATTCCTCACCCGTCTGGCCGAGCGCAACGGTGCCGAGGTGTCGGTCAAAGCGGGCAAGTTGTTATTTCTCAAAGCAGGGAACGGCGTGACGGCCAGCGGAAAACCTATCCCGATGATGACCATTGAGCGTAGCGACGGCGACCGGCACCAGTTTGCGATCGCCGACCGCAACGCCTACACCGGCGTGACGGCAGGCTGGTTACATACCAAAGACCCGAAACCGAAAAAACAAAAGGTGAAGCTGCAACGCAAAGCCAAACCGCAGCACCTGCGCGCCCTACAGCATCCCAAAGCCAAGCCCGCAAAAAAGACAACCGCCAAGGCCACCAAACCACAGGAAGCCAAACAGGGCGAGTATCTGGTCGGTGAGTCCGATAACGTGCTGGCACTGACGACGGTCTACCCCACCAAAGCGCAAGCGATGCGCGCCGCACAATCCAAGTGGGACAAAATTCAACGCGGCGTGGCTGAGTTCTCTATCAATCTCGCCATGGGGCGCGCTGATTTATATCCAGAAACGCCGGTGACGGTGAAAGGGTTTAAGGCCGTCATAGACCAACAGGCATGGACGATCACTAAAGTGACCCACACCCTCGGCGATGGCGGCTACACGACGGCGCTAGAGCTTGAGGTTAAGCTGTCTGATGTGGAGTATGAGGAGGTAAGTAGCTGAACCAGCCAAAACATACATTTGCGAGAAGCTATGCCATTAACTCACATTTTTGAATTTAAATTACAATTTTTGAGTTTAGTGGTAAAATCAGCATACTAAATTTTGAGAACTGGAGGTTACTATGATGCATTGTCCAATTTGTCGCCACGCGGCACATGCACGCTCAAGTCGCTATTTAAGTGAAAACACTAAAGAGCGTTACCACCAGTGCCAAAACATCAATTGCAGTTGTACGTTCGTAACGATGGAGTCAGTTGAGCGCTACATTATGACACCAGGAAAAATTACGCCGGTAGCTCCCCACCATACTCGCGATCAACAAGTACAGATGTGGATATGA